AAAATCTTTTTTATAATTTATATAATCCATATAAATGAGTAAACCCGCCGCTCAACCTGCTGTCGCCGCGACCACCCAAAGTGGTCATCGTTTACCTGAAAATTCTACACTGCAACACGCAGCCAAATTATCCATTGTCGAGGATAAGCCGATTATGATGGACTATTGGACGCACTCATTAGAAAAAAGCGTACTCATTGGTGTCAAAGAGAACAACGAAAAGTTGCTCGTGAAGAGCGAGGAGGAGTACACCAGTCCTATCGCCAAGATCTACAAGGTAGGAAAGGAGTATATTATCATGACGGAGAATTCGATATACCTGGTCGACGTGGAGATTCCGACCAAGCGCATTTCTTCTTAGGGGAACCAAATGTCCCCCACCCCCCTAAAACTCCTCTTTTAATATAAGGTTTTTGTCACCATTTATCGTAACAAAAACGTATTAATATTTTTTTATTGTTCTTCGTTTATGATATCTCGATTTTTTTGTTTGTTTTTTCATTGATTTCATTTTTTTTCTATTATTGTCGATCTTTGAAATGTTTTTTTTAGTTTGATTCGATGAACCGCCTTTGGCCCCTTTTGATTCGAGGATGGCCCTTATTTTATTTGTCTTTTCCTCCTTGTCAGGATCATCAATATCATCATAATTACGGCATGCAGTGCATGCAATACTATGAGGGGTTTTGCCCTCTATATCCGCCTTGTTAACATCGATGCCTGGAAGGGAGCAGAGCAGCTCCACGATGTCGACATGACCCATGTACGATGCATAGTACAGGGCTGTCTCATTGACGTCATCTCGGCCCTTGTTTATATCTATCCATGGCTGAGCGACCAGTACTTTGACGCATTCAAGTCGACCATAGAATGAAGCCGCCATCAATGGTGTATACCTTCCATCCTCATCGCCTCTAAAGTTTTTTAGAAAATCGGATAGAACATTGGGTTCAGAATGCCAATGCTCGAGGAGGGTTTTCAAATCATCCGCAAATCCTCCCATTGCACAGTTATAGATGGCCTTACTGACCGTGTCTTTGTCATTCGTGATCCTTCTTCTTAACCGATAAAAATATTTCAAGCTTGATTCGCCCCGATTGACCCGTTCGCCGGCTTCTCGGAGGGCTGTGGTGTAGGGTGAAGTAAAAAAGTTTTCAAAAGGCATTTTTTATTTTATATTATACCCACATTTTATTCCCAATTGACCGCCGGAGGTTGAGGCCATTCACTATAAGGAATGGCTTTTGTCGTAGGTCGTTCGAGAGCCAGCAACGTTTGCAGAGCCTGTTTCCTGCGCTCCAAAGGATTCATTCGTGCAGGCAATTTACGCGATAATTGTTTCCACCGCCATTCGAATTGTAGTGCAGCGGGCCAATCGGGAAATCCGGCCACATGACATACTCTACGCCACGTCTGACCGGCCGCAACCTTGGCGCTTGTTGCGTAAGCCCCTCCTTTGATCTCTTTATTATGTTGCCTTAAACGATGGTCTAAATCCACCGTCGCTCCCACATAAGTGGATCCATCCGTGGATTCCAGCAAATACACGAAAAATGACATTTGTTGTGTATTGTATATTTATATTTTATTTTGCATGGAACCAATGACTCCAACAGTTAGTCCAAGAACAGTCCCCGCAATCAATTGCAAAATAGTATGTCTCCTATATTTCCACCTCTGATACAAAGTCAAACCGTATATTATCATAGAAACAATGAAAAAAGGATTCGTCCCTTTTCCCAAAAATAAATAAAAATAGGTCACGGAAAAAGCCGCAAGTGTGGCGTGTGCCGACGGCATACCATAAGATTCTTCGTTCAAATATAAATGCGATTCGTTGACAAAATAGGCCAAAGGTCGATCGGGTCTTGATTCTTTTATCAACTGTTTTGCAATCTTGGATAAAAAGATACTTAGCCCTAAAAAAATGAAATATGTCAACAAAAACCCCGTTTTTTTAAACATTAAAACGCAGGCTATCCCACTCAAAACGAAAGGTCCATTGAATCCTATAAAATCGAGAATTGTAACGCGTTTTTCTAAGCCGAACATCTACGGCAAATTTCTTGGAATATATATATATGACGGCCGAAAAATATTCCAGGAGGCTCTATAAATATTCCGACCCCGTTAAAGCGCAAAAGATGGCGTATCGCTATTTAGGCCGAACGGCCAAGCTGTATCCCGCCGCAAATAAACAAAAGAAATACAAGATCTGGGACCCAAAAGAAGAGAAATGGACGAATTTCGGACAACTTGGCTACGAAGATTACACAAAACATCGTAATAAAAGTCGGCGTAAGAATTACCTCACGAGAAGTGGTAAGATAAAGGGTGATTGGAAGAAAAACCCGTATTCGGCGAACAATCTGGCGCGCAAAATTTTGTGGTAGCAGGGAACCTACGGTTCCCCCGCGCCCCCTCCCTTTATTATTGGCATTTCCAAGAAAATTCTAGCAATCTACCATTTTATAGTGAATTCCGGAATAATAATATAAAAATTACTTCTTTTATATTATATAGAATGGATCAATATTGTCCACCGAAAACTCAGGAAAATTATAGCAATTTTCGATCAAGAAATCTTATGATGGAAAAAGGTAAGGAATTGCAATTCCCCGAAGGGCGGGGAGGGGGCAAGGGGGAACCGGGGGTTCCCCCTATGGCGGATTACATCACCGTTCACGAATACGAAAAAAACGTCAATCCTATAATGAACCAAATACCTATTGAGACCAAGAATATTGCGGATTGCGACTATGGCATCGAATATCTAAATAATTCCGAATTGTTCAATGTTCCATATGAATCCACGTCGCCCAATTTATTGGCCGGATTTATAAAAATCAAAGAATCGGAGATCCTTCCTTTAAAAAAGAATAATGCCGCATCCAATCTTTTTTTCTTTATCCAAGGCGAATGCGATTTTTTTGCCGACGGCGAACTGATTTCTTTGAAAAGCGGCGATATTCTCGTCGCACCCTATTTTGAATCCATTCAACTCATAAACACGGGATCAGGAGATCTCTGCATTTACCATGTAAATGACGCGCCACTTCTTCGATACCTCGGTTCCGAACCCACCAAGAAAATATTCAAAACGGCCAAATATTCCAAGGAATTCTTGATAGAAAACTTGGAACGTTTATCGAATCCAGAAAATAATCGAAAAGGCATCCTCCTAAGTAACAAAGATACAGAGATTCTTGGAACGAATACCATTACTCCCGTTCTTTGGGCGCTTTATAACGAATTGCCGCCAAATACAGTACAAAAACCACATCGCCACAATTCGGTCGCTCTAGATCTCTGTATTTCTTGTTCGGATGTAGAAAACGTTTATACCCTGGTCGGCGAAAAACTGGACGAAAATGGAAATATCATAGATCCGAAAAAGGTCCATTGGCGACAAAACGAAATGTTCATCACGCCTCCCGGACTCTGGCATTCGCATAATAACACGGGTAATACTTTCGCTTATATTCTCCCGATCCAAGACGCCGGAATCCTATTATATCAGAGAATTCTTGGAATCGAATTAATCAAAAAATAAATCTTTATAAATTGAAAATGTCGCGATTTTTGATACATTTTTTCAAAACCTCAGGCTATCAAATTTTCAAAATAAGAGTCCGTAAAAAATAGAAAGACAGACAAGAATTCTTGTCCAAAATGAAAATAGTAGAAGGAAGTCTTGTCAAAAAACGCGAAAAATCTCAGTCAAAGCATAATGCAGTGATCACCAAAATAATCGTTCTGTACATGGCTGCATAACATTTTTTACAAAATGCGTCCGACCTTTAGCGAGTTTTTTCTTGTTTCACTTTATGAAACAAAATGAAACAAAAAAAACTCAGAAAAAACTCGCGTTCGATTGCGAAAAATGTGGCTTCATATCATGCAGTAAGAACGATTACGATCGACATCTCATGACTGCAAAGCATAAAAATGAAACAAATGAAACACAAAAAACTCAAAAATACTCGGCCACACTGACGTGTAAAAATTGCAGCCAAAATTTCAATAGTCGCACCACGTTATGGAGACATGGCAAAATATGTATTCAAAACACACAATTGGAGACGCAGGATATTCAGGAAATAATGACGAGTGATACGATATGTAAATTGCTGAAAGAATTAACGATTACACAACAACAAAACGCGGAATACAATAAACAGATGATCGAGATTATGAAAACCAAGGGAGAAACAGTATCGAATATCACCACGACCAATAATAACACGCAAATCAATATCAATATGTTTTTGAACGATTATTGTAAGGATGCGATTACTATTGGCGATTTTATCAAGTCGATTCAACCGACGGTGGAGGATGTTTTGTATATGACAAAACATGGAAATAAGGAAGGATTATCCAAGATTTTAACAGCGGCTCTTGGACAACTGGAAATAACGGAACGGCCACTCCATTGTACCGATTTGAAACGACATACAACGTATGTGAAAGAACCCGAAGGGTGGACGAAGGACACGGACCAAAAACGGTTGAAACGGCTTTGTAATACCGTACAACATGGATGTATGAAGACCGCGATTACAATCTTGGAATCGGATCCCAATTATTCCAAGAATGGAACAGAAGAATACGAGAATTCGATAAAAATGATGGCGGAAACGTCGAAAGAACCGGACCATGAATTTATTAATAAAGCTTTGGAAGAACAAGCGCATCTTGGAATAAAGAAGATTTTGCCACAACTTACGTAAAAATTTCGATATATACGAAAATATCGAAATTAAACTTTTTTATTAACAGATTCGGATGATTTATCGTTTTCCAAGTAATAATGATCAAGCATATAAATTTTATTTTCCATTAAAACGTCGTGTGCCGCTTTTTGCCCTAATAATTTACTTTCAATATAATTCTGGGGTTTTATGGGGAATTTTATTTTTACTTTTGTTCCTTCGGAAGACATATCAAAAATTGTAATTTTTATATTATCGTTATTGACAATAGACGGAATTTTCTCAGTCAATCTCTTTTTAATTTTTTCGAATACGTCGTCGTAATTTATTTGTTTATCCGCGTTTGAAATAGTAACAATAAATGATACAAATAATTCTTCACTTTTATAATAATTTATTAATACGCCTTTGGTGATAATATTATTTGGCATTTTGATGAGAACTCCGTCTACATTTTTCAACGACGTCGTAAATAAATCGAATTTGTCTACATAACCTATTTTATCATCAATTTCTATCAAATCGCCTATGTCGTAATAATTCAAAACCAATATCATAATTCCAGACGAAATATTGCTTATCGTATCTTGTAACGCCAAAGCAACTGCCAAACCTATGCTGCCTAGGACTACAAATAGAGTGCTTAATTCAACGCCCAAATTAACCAAAACTAAAATGACGCCGAATCCGATAATGCTAAAAAAAGCAATATCACCA